TTTAGATATTTCCAGTCAGTTTTGTAGAAGTCATAAGAACCTCTGCGGAAACCGCTGAATCCTAAATTCAATGCCATATCTTCTGAATTTTCGAAGATACCAAAAGAAGTACCACCAGAGTAAGCAGCGTTTACTGCAGCTAGCATGTCATCAAAACCTAGCGAAGTTTCACGATTCAAGAAAAGCATGTTTTCTTCAATAGCTCCTTGTGTGTCTAAGTTTCTTAGAATATTATCAAACTCAGTTAGCTGTGCAGCAGCGGCATTAAAGCCAGACTCTACATTACCACGAGACTGAATAGCAGCAAATAAACCTTCTGTACCTTTGAATCCAGCGTTAAAAGCAGAACCAGCACCTAAAGTAGTATCAGCTTTTTCGCCTTCAACCATAGCCATTTCTAAGTAATCTTCGAAACGTAGGCGAGTTTCAGACTCAGCTTTTAGATACCATAGATATCCAGATGTTCCGTCTTCTGTAGCAACTTCAACCCAACCGATCTGAGCAGTGTCAGAACCAGAAACTACATATTTGTTTCTAATAATAATTGGTGAGTTAGAAAACTGAGTAAACGCAGGATCTACACTAATATAACCATCGGCAGCACCAGCTGAAACAGTGTTATTAGGTGTAGATGAACCTTTTGAGTATTCAGATCCATAAACGAAAATCTTAATACCTGTAGTTGCAAGAGCTGCAGTAGTTGTAGCATCATACGGAGCAACTGTTAAATCACCAGTTGTTAAGTTTGAAGCAGTTACAACACCTGTTAGTTCGTTACCAGCGCCGTCTAACGCAACAATAGTTGAGTTTGGTGAAACGACGTTTTTAACGTCAGCCGCAATAGGAATAGAAATTGTGTTAGTTTGGTCGTTAGTACAACCTTCGTAAGCAATGTGCAAACGGTTTTGCTCAGACCAAATGACTTGATCAGAAGTCATTGGCATTTCAGCGCCTACCATACGCAAGAATCCAGAAAGCGTACGATTTCCGTATCGCTCTACTTCTTGCTCATAAATCTCAGGTAGATACTGCTGTGCAAATGTATCAGAATCGCCAGTACCACTTCCTCCATTAAAAGAAAGGAAATTTGTATCTAGCAATTGTTGTTGTTGAGATGGGACAATACTCCCAAATAAAGGACTTATAGCCATAATTAATTAATTTAGTTTTTTAATGTTACTTTTTTAATTTTAAGTTTTGAAGAATCAACACCACTAACAGCCTTAACTTTTAATCCATTTACAAATACTTCACCTTGAGCTGTTTGTCTTGGTTCAGTCGAAATGTTTTTTGACTTAGCCATAACATTTTTAACAGCATCAGCTTTTCCTTGCTCATAAAAATGTTGAGCTAAAGTATCAGCATTTCTAGCCGCATACAAAGCCTTATGATAACCTGACAAATCTGTTATTTTGTTTTCTTTATCTAGGAACTTCCCAATAAAATTAGTAATATCAGACTGAGCGTCAGCTATCTGCTTTGGATTTTTAACACCATACCTAAACTTCTTATCCCCAACGGTGAAATCAAAACCTTTGAAATCATCAGTCAAAAAATTATTAGTACGGCTAACAAAATCGCTATGCATTTGCTTTGCAGTATTTTGTTCTTCATTGTATCGATTGAAAAAGTCTACAGCTTTTTGTTGCTCTTGGGTTACGCCCGGTCTCAACTTGATCTCGTCGTAATACTTACCTTTTAAGTCTTCCAAAAAGTTTTTAGCTTTTCCAACTTCTTCTTTAAACGCAATTTTCTTTTTGCGTATTTCTTTTTCGTCGTCTAACTCCTCATCATAACCAAAGTCTTCTAATAAAAGACTTACATCATCATGATCAAGATGCGGCCGGGTTTGTTTATAATATTCTCTTACTAACGTAGTACTATCTACATTAGTGTAATCTGCATTGAGTCGAACGTAATCATCGACTGTGCCACCAGTTTCTTCCATAAATGAAACTAGCTTTTCAATATTTTCAGGTAACTGTTTTGTTAGTTCTGCTTCCTGTACAGGTTCTTTAGAAACTTCAACTGGATCATTAACTTCAGTTTCTTCAACTAAAGTTAAAGGTGTTTCTATTTTCTCTTCGGTTTCCCGTACTTCTTCAACCACTTCTTGGCTGTCGCTACTGTCTTCGGATCCTTTGATAGCAACATCGCTACCATCTGTCTCTTGTTTTTGAACGGCATCTTCTTGTTTTATTTCAACTTTAGTTACTTCAGGCACTACTTCACCTTGAACTTCTACAGCTGTACTAGGTATTTCAATTTTAGTTACCTCGTTTGTTTTGCCTAAATTTTTAGGTTTAGAAGGTTTTTTAGCTTTAAACTCACCTTCTTGTTTTACTACTTCTGACATAATATAATATAATTAAATAATTAAAAGTTTTTTTTACCGAGGTTCAAACTGTTCTAAGCCAAATCCTCCAAGTGAATCATTACCAGCTGACTCAAAGTTTTTTGGTAATTCGTCATTTTGTCTTTGTGATATCATCTCTGATTGTTGCGTGCCAATTATTCTAGCACGCTCATCTTTACGATTTTCTATTTCTTTTTCTTTTTGTTTTTCAACTCTAGCTTTAGCTTCAGCTAATTGAATATTGTAATTAAACTCTTCTGCCATTAATTGTTTTTTAATTTCAGCTTCTGTTTGCATACGTTGTATTTCAAATTGAGACTTACCTTGTTCTAGTTGCAATTTACTTTCTGTTAAAGCTTGTTGTTTTTGCATTTCTGCTAAAGCTGCTTGCTCATTTGATTGAGCGTTAGCTTGAGCTTGAGCTTGTATATTAGCTTGAGCAGCAGATTGATCTCTTTCTTGTTTTTGCTTACGTTTTATTTTAAGCATTTGATTTGCTAGTTTAATATTAGATATTTGTTCTATGTCTATAATATCTTCTAAATCAACTCCGCCTGTTTGCAATGCTATTTGTATATTTTTTTGAAGAATTTGTTTGTCTTCTTCCTCAGGTTCTAATTCTAAAAATATACCAAACTCATGCATATTTAAATTATACATTTGTTCTAAAGTACTTGTGTTAAAAGAACTTATGCTATTCATTAAAGCATTTTTAGTTAACGGAAAATTTAACATATCTGCAGCTCTTAAACTTATATTCTCAGCTGTTCTTACTGTTAAATACATTAGCGACTGTAAAATATGTTTAGTAGCTGTATTAGACGCAGCTGCTGCTAGCTTCTGTAAACCTACCAAAGCATCTTTAGTTGGTTGACTACCATCTCTAGCTTCGTTTAACCCTGTCACGTCACGTATCATTTGTAAATAATATTGATACGTTTGTACTAGTGCACCTATTTTAGCTTGACCATTTGAAGTTTGTAACTCTTGAATAGGTACTTTACCAGGATTTAAATCACCATCTACAGTCTTTGATCTACCAACTATACTACCAGTTTGAAAGTACATGTTTAAAGCTTCTTGCGGATTATAATTTGTACCATTTCCTAAATCAACTTCTGATAATCCATCAACGTCTACAAATACTCCATCTGGCACCATTCGCGCTAGAACTTGTTGTATCTTTAAATGAGTAAGTTGTATCATGTCAGCAAAACCAATACACTTACTTACAACACTTTCTATTCTGCCTTTATACATACGTGGCGCAGATATAGAATAGTTCATTTGAACTTTAGTTTGATCACTATAAGGCCTTGTCATATTTTCAGCTAACTCCCACTTAAGCATTTTTTCATGACCAAGAATTTTAGCTCCGCTGTATAATACTTCTATAGCTCTATGTACTCTTTCAAAATTATCGTTTTCAGGAGGATTAAAATCACCTGGTTTTTCTAATGCTTTTTCTAAACCTTGATCTGTTTGTTTAATTTTAAATACTTGATTGTTGTATGTTTTATATTCAAAATATAAAACTTGTATATTATTATACTTATCATCTTGACCATAGTAGTTTCTAGTATAATTAGAATCACCTGGATATTTTTGTATTTCTTCTAGTTCAGTATTAGTTAAATATGGAAATTGCTTTTTAAGTTCTTCTAAACTTACACTTTTAACTTCTCCAACATAATATATATCTTCAAAATTAGGATCTTCTGTATATGAATAAACTAAATTAGCAGGATCTACATAGTTAACTACAACACCATTCGCTAAATTAAAATCTGTTTTAACACAGCTTATGCCTAAAACAACTAAATCGTAAGCTAATCTCTTTTTTATTTCTTCGTATTTATTATAATTAAATACATTATTTATTAACTCTTCCTCTGCTATTTCTACAGCTTGTTTATAGCTTAATTGCATATGAAGCTCTAGTTCTTCTTTACTTTTAGGTAATTGATCTTCTGGCACATTAGATCTTTGTAGGTCTATATTAAAACTAGCTTTTGCTTCTTTTATTAAATTTCCAGCAAAAGCATCTTCCGCTAAACCTGTAGCATGTGCAGTTCTTTCTCTAGTAGAGTATGGATCTGTTGCGAAAGATTTTATTTCATATCCTTTGTCGGTCATACCATTTACTACAATATCTATAAATTTAGATAATACAGCAACTGGTTTCCAGTCTAAATTTAAATAAGATAAATCACCATTTATAGATAACTCATCTTTATATTTAGCTACAGACTGTTCTCCTCTAGCGTACAATCTTAATCTATGAAAATCTTGCCAATTGTTTCCAAAGCGACCACCAGCACCTAGGCCACGATCACCTCTAAACCATTCGTTTTCAATAGCTCTACCTACTTGATAACCGTAGTCTAAAGTATTCTTTTCCATATCTGGTACCACCTGACTTGGAAATGAACTATTAACATTAGTGTAAATCATCTATTTTATTATTTTTGATGTATAACCTGTATTGTCATATTTGCCGAAGCTTAGACTAACTGGATCTTTTTGTACTAACTGAACTGGAGTATATTTGTTTTTATTACAAGCCATTATAGCTAAACCAGAACTTATTGTTGCATCAAACTTAGTTCTATTGTTTATATTAAACTTAGCCCAATCTTCTAGCGTT